AGGCCTCGCCATCGACCGGGTGCGGGACGTAGTCCGCCTCGTCCTGGCTGATCGTGTCGCCGGCTTTGCTAACGATGCCGCTGATCAAGCGCCACGGCGGCGGCAGGTCTACAGCTTCTCCCAGCCCTCCAGCCGCAGCTCCTGCGCCAGTTGCTTGGCCACGTACTGCGCCCGCCCGGCGAAGAAGTGCTCGAGCCTCCTCTGCAATCGGGTCTTGGTCTGGTCCAGCAGGGCGATGTTGCGGCGGCTCTCCCGCCGCTTGGCGAAGAGGGTCGTCGGCGACTTTGCCTACCCCGTCCTGGTCGGCGATTTTCTTTGTGCCGGCGCGTTGTTTGCCGTTCGGTTTACCACCTGCTCCGCCGGCTTCGGCGCCGCCCTCGGGCTTCGGCGGTTTCTGCCGGTTTTTGCCGTTTGTCGCCGGCGGCGATTTTTCCGGCGATTTTTGGCCGGGGTTGGCGGCCGCCGGCGGGCTCGGCTTTTTACCCTGCTGCGTGCTCGAAGTTGGCGGTTTTCCTGGTCCCCCGGGTTGAACGTTTTGCCCATTTTGACCCGGCGCGCCGCGCGGTGGCGGCAGCATCGGCATGATCGGCTCGGGCGGGTTGAGGATCGAGTCGAGCGTCACCGGACCGGTGCCGGTCTTGAACAGGACCTCGTCGCCGCCTTCGACCGGGTCCATGCCGAGCTGGTCGCGCGCCTCGTTGAGCGTGTAGATGCCGCCGGCGGTCAGATTGACCAGCATGTTGGCCTGGTCGGTCGGATCGATCGGCTTAATATCGCTCCAAGCAAACTCGAGATCCGGGTGGCCCATGCGGCGCTGGATCACATGATCAACGAGCCGCTTGACCCAGCCCATCAGGGGTGCGAGGCCCTCTTCCAGCGCGGCTTCCTGCGCGGTCTCGGCGGTCGCTCGGTTGACCTGGCGGGTGAACGCGGTGGGCGGCAGCGAAAACGCAAAGCAGATGACCCGCGCGCGCCATTCGTCGTAATCGTCCTTTAAGGGCGGTTCCTTGATCGACTGGTACTTGGCGCCCTCGGGTCCCCATAAGAGCTTGGTGCGCTCGGCGGTGTTGCCGGCCAGTTTGGAATCGAACCAATCCTGGAACTGCGCGATCTGCTCACCGGTCCAGCCGTCCGGCGCATTGACCATGCCGGCGGGGATGTTGCCGACGGTGAAGTGCTGCAGCTGCATCACGCCGCGGCGGATGCTGGTGTTGATCGTCAGCACGATCTGCTCCACCGGGCTGTTGCCGCACCACGCCGGTTTGCCATTGCGGCGGACATAGACGATGCCGTTGGGGACCGTCACGCAATGAACCGTGCCGCTGTACCAGCTTTGCGATGCCCGCACCGACATCGCCGAGGAATACCGCACCGACACGACATAACTGTCGCGCACATTCGCGGGACGTCCGCAGATCATCGCCTTGCCCGCCGTGCGGCGGTGTCTCACCGAAGCCGACCACCCTAATTTCTGCGCCAGTTCGACGAGCTGATCGGCAAGGCGGCAAGAAGTCGTCGTAATCCGAGTGGCGGGCTGTCCGGCTCTGTTACCTCTGCCGCTCTTATTGGGCCGAGCTTCCAGGCAACCGTCGCCGAGCACGAAATGATCCCAGAACAGCCGGATCTGCCGCGGCGTTGCATCCATGATCTCAGTCGGCACGAACTTCTCGTGCGCGAGGCCGAACTGTCGAAAGTGCTGGGTCAGGCAGTACCGTGGAAACACGAACGCGCGGCCATCATGTTGCGCCGGCCCGCGCAATACTCGCGCCGCCAACCGAGAATAGGCTACGTAGCCCCTTGACCCTGGGTGCTGCGAAATTTCGATGCCGCCTTGTGCTCTAACGTTCCCCTCAGCGAGATAGGCACCCAGCAACGCGCAGTAGTCGTCGCCGCTGATCACAACCGGCTTTTCGCCGCCACGGTGGTGCAGATACTCAAGTGGCCTCGTCGTACCGTCAGCGTAGTGCCGCAACACGGCAACCATTGCGCGTGGCTCGGCAATCGCAAAACGCTTTTCGCCGACCTCGACACCTTGCCACTGCGAGGTCATCGGGATCTTGATTGCGCGATTGAGATGTGCGGCAAGATCTCCGGCTGAGACAATTGCCTCGCCGGCAATTCCACCGCGCTGGCCATTGCGATCGCCCTTGCCACCGCCGAGCGCTCGCGGCAGCGACGTCACCAGCATGCGGTGCTCGGGTGTCACCTGCAGATCGACCGCGCGCGAATGGAAGCGGTAGATCGGCCCATCGTGGGGCTTCGCGATAAGATGCGTCGGCCGCTGCCATTCGAATGCTTTGGTCGCCATATTGCGAGTGGCGACCTCGTCCGCCAGCGTCACCGCTGAAATCTTCAGCCAGCCGCGGCGGGTCAATACCTCCATATCGGGAGTGTAGCAGAAGCCGTAGAGGTGATCGGCGCGCGGATTGCGCGGGAAGTAGATCAGCTGTTGATCGGTAAACTGGTTGAAGACCTCGCCTTCTTCGGTATTGGTGCGGGTCCCGTCCTCAAGCAGCACCCATGGCCGCCCGTGGATGATCTGCTCGAAGGCCGGCGCTGGCGGCCGCGGCCGCCGGCCGGTGTCATCGATCAAAACCTTGATCGTGGCGCCATCAATGATGTCGAGGCCGATGATGTCACCACCGCGGTTGAGCCGCGGCTCGATCGCCGGTGCATCGGTGACCAGCACCTGATCGGTCAATTCGCGCAGCCAGGTGGCGAATGGCGTGATCCCATCCGGGTATTGCCAGAACGCGGTCAGCTGCTGGATGCGCTTGTCGGTGCCGGCCTTCTTTGCCGCGTCTTCGTCGCGCTGCTTGATGGCCCAACCAAGCTTCTCGACCTGGTCCTTGCGCGTCTCGATGCAAAGCCGGGTGATGTCGTCATTGGCCAACCACTTGAGCTCGGGAAAGCCGATCGGCTCAAACGAGCGTGGCGTATAGATGTAATTGATGCCGACCGGAAAGTTGTAACGGCGGGTGCGCTCGTAATCGACCGGCACCAGTGGATAACCCGGTGCAAACAATCCGCCCGATGGCTGAAAGACCGGCGCGAACTGGTTGATGTCGCCATTGGTCACCGGACGGGGGCTGCCAGCAGCACCACCGCCTTGGCTCCAGGCGTAGCTCGAGACCGGCGCGCCTTTGCCGCGACCGCGGAATGGCGCCATCAGTGTGTTGACCATGCCGACAAGCGAGGTCTGGGTTCCACCGCGCGGCATGTCAGGTCTCGGTATTGCGGCTGTTGATCATGTTGAACCACTCCACCGATCCTGGCTGCGGCACTGGCGCCGGCCGCGCCTGCTCGCGCTGTTGCGCTTCGCGTTTCGCCTGTTGCCGGTACAGTTCGAAAATTCCCTCGCCGGGCATTGGTGCGACGAGCAGATCGCTAAAGGCCCACACCAGCGCGTCGACGCGGTCGGGCGAATAGCCGAGCGCGACGCGGTCCAAATCGATCGTGAAGGCGCACATCTGGTCTTCGAGCGTCGGGAAGGTGCCGACGTGGTGCATGCGGCCCTGCTCGTAGAGTGCGGCCACTGGCTCGGCGCGCATCACCTTGCCGCGCGAGGCATGCACGGCCTTGAACGAGATATTCTTGTCGACCATGCGCAGCGTGGCTTCGACCATGTCGCCGCCGTTATTGACCTCGGCGACGATGCGGTCGGCCTTGTGCTTGCGGTACAAACCAATGGCCGTGTTGGCCCACTCGATCGGCGTGTAGCGGCCGGAACTGTCGTCGAGCACATAGCCGTGCCCCTCGGCGTCCTTGCCGGCGACGATGATGCCGGTCTCGTCGGAATCCTCGCCCGAGGTCACCGCCGGGTCGATCGCCACGACAATGCGGACGAGCTCGGGCACGCTCCTATAGGCGGGCCAGCGCAGCTCCTCGAGGCGCGCGCGGTTCCATAAGGCGCCGGGGACATCGTCGAGGACCTCGGCATCTAGTTCCTGACGGCCCAATCGCGTGCCCTCGTACTTGCTGATGATCTGTTGCAGAAAGGCTGGTGCTAGATTGTCCCGGTTGGCGTAAGTCGAGCCGCGGACCACGACCGTTGTCGGGTCGGCCAGCAGCTCGCGGATGATCTTGACGGGCTTTGGTGTCGTGGTGACGACGACGCGCGGATCATTGCCGAGACGAAGCCCGAACATCAGCATGTCCCAGGCCTCGGGATAGCGCCAGGTGGCGATCTCGTCGCACCAGGCGAGGTCGTGCTGCGGACCGCGCAGGCGCTCCGGCTCGTCGGCGCTGTAGGTCGTGGCGATCGCGCCGTTGGGCCAGGTCAGTCGCCGCTTTGACGGCTCGTAAACCGGCCGCTCGGTTTCGTGACCGACGGCGAGCAGACCGCTTTCACCCTCCACCATGACGTCACGGGCATCGGCCGCGGTTGCCGCGACCAGCGCGATGCGCCGGTGGCCGTGGCGATTGACTCGATCGTGGATGTACTCAGCGCCGGTGCGGGTTTTGCCAAAGCCGCGACCGGCCAACAGCAGCCAAGTACGCCACTCGCCAGGCGGCGGCAGCTGTTCTTCACGCGCCCAATATTTCCACCGGCGCGCCAGAAGTTGGCGTTGGACATCACTCAGTTTGTGGAGGAATTGCTTGCGCAGCGCTGGCGGCGAGTAGGCGATCGATTTTGCGATCGAGATCGTCTTCGGCATGTCTGATTTCGATTGGGTCCCCGCCCGCGAGCCCGGTGTGCGCATGGATGCTGACCTCGCGCAGGCCCATGCGGGTTTTGGCAAAGAAGATCAGCAGCGTTGCTTCTGTCCGCGGGTCTTTAATGCCGCCATCGCGTCCGAGCATGGTCGCGGCGATCCTTTTACCGGCCAGCAACTTCAGTTGGGTCGCACCCGCGGCGATCTCTTCCTTGAAATACTTGCGCAATGTCTTGGGGTCGATCGCCTTGCCGCTCTCAGGGTTTTTGATGATGCGGCAAATGTCGGTTTCCGGGATGCCAAAACCGATCAAGAGCTCGACGTTCTCGCTCTGCTCGGCGGTCGGCTCAAAGGCACGTCGAGGCATTGGCACTGCATAAGTTGTTGAAACAAAAAAGCCGACGGTCTTCCGGGCGCCGGCTGTCGTTCTCAGAGAAAGCGAGTTCGATCGATCGCTTCTGGGTGCTCGAGCAAGTAGAGCATCGCCAGCCTGACGACGTGCGGGATCTCGACGCCGGGCCTCTCGTAATTCTGTACACACCGCCACGTGCGATCCAACGCCGTGCCGGCCTCACGCTGTGTCAGACCGAGGCGCTCGCGCCACTCAAAAAAGGTCAGCTGCTGCTGCGCACGTTGCATGCCGCCGCGAAGAATAGCCGGTCATCCGCCGGGACGCAATATTTTCGTGCTAACACGCCGCGTTTACCATCTATACCAGTGGACGGAGACGAAATTTTTTCGTATGATGCGCGGCATCAGAAACCGGAGCACACCGATGAAAACGACAGACCGCGTTCTTGGATTTGAGGAGTTTCAGCGCACCCGCACGCCATGCGCCGATCTCGGTCAGGCACTCGCCGACGCCCGTTGGCCGGTCAAAGGCCCGCCGGGCAAGGGCTTTCTCTACTGCTGCGGCGAACCCGACAAGGACGGCTATCGCGGCGGCCTTTACATCGAGGAGATCGCCTGTCATCCGCCGACCTCGACGAATGGCGCGCGCCAATATCTCCTGATCATCGGCAACTATGAGAGGGTCAGCGAGGACCTCGCCGCGCTTGAACTCGACCTCTACGACTTCGCAGTCCGCGAGGGCTACTGCGACAAGCAGACCGGGGAGACCTCACCGCAAGCTGGCGATTTCACGATGAGGCCGATGACCGAGGTGTCGCAAGACCCGGTGCACGAGACGGATGTCGACGCCATGGTCGACGCCGCCTTTGCGGCGCTGGCAGCACTACACCCCGAGTGCACGAGCGGAGACATGAACCCAGAGGTTCTGCACCGCGTGCGCGAGGTTCTCCGGGCCGCCGCTGAACATTCGGTCGAGGTCAACCAGTGAGCCCACAGGACCATCCCGTCACCCTTGATTTTATCGCTGGGCAGCTACAGCGCGTGCTATCGGAGTTGCGCACGCTGCGCGACGATGTCGATGTGCTGAGCGAAATCGCCCGCCGGCACGACGCCAGCTTTGACCGGCTCGAAGAGCGGCTCGACACCGGCCTAGCGGGAGTGCGCAGTGAGATGCGCGAAATCCGCGCTGAATTGCGGGCGATGAACCGCCAGCAGCAGCGCACCGCTGCACGCGTGCGCGCCGTTGAAGAGCGGTCGACATGACACCGGCGCGATCGAGCCGGACGCCTAACGCGCACAACCGCGAATGCGGTCGAGGATCCATCGCATGACCGGCGCGGCCATGCTGTTGCCGATGGCGCGGTAACGCGGTCCATCGGCGGCCGGCTTGCCGCGGAATTCGATCGCCGTCCAGTCGGCAGGCAGTCCCTGCAGCCGCTCGCACTCGCGCGGCGTCAGCCGCCGCGGGGGCGCTACCGACAGTGGATCGGCGACCACGGCGTCTTCATTGCCCTTTTGTCGGTATTGGTGGACGCAGCCGCCGCCATGACCGCCGCTGAGCGGCGGGGCGACGTTGAGCGGTCTCGATTGCCGGTTGCCGCCAAAGGCAAGCAGCAGATCCTGGTCGCCCTTGTCGGCGTCGGCCGACAGCGGCGTCACGACAGCTGGTGCGCCATCCTTGCCGCGCGTGAAATGCGACGCCTTGAACACCAGAGGGGCGGCATCGCCCTTGCCCGAGAGTCCCGACTGCGCCTTCAGCGGCGCGCCGCAGCCGTTGCGGACAAAGCGGCTCTCAAACGCGATTGCCGGCGCGTGACCTGCGGCCGCCAAGGGATGGCATGGGCCACCGGGTTTTGGCTGGCTGCGGTTCTCGGGGTGCGTGATCTGCGTCGTATCGAAGGCGATTGCCTGCCCGTTTGCGCCAGTGTTGGCCGTTCGCAGAGCGTAGGCGATCGCCGGCGAGCCGTCCTGGTCGAGGCTCATCGCCGGATCGCCGGCGCGGCCGATGCCGCCACCGTGCGTGGTGCTGCTGCCGCTTGCGCGAAGAGGCACAGCCGCAAGGTTTCCGGCAATGTCTTGCCTCGCGTCTCGGCGCGGCGCAGGATCCCGGCGCAGGCTTTGGCGCTCAAATAGAACCGCTGCGGCAGCTCGCCAGTCTCCAAGACATCCGACAATGAACAGGCGTCGGCGGCGCTGGGGCACTCCGAAGAACTGAGCGTCCAGAATTCGGTAGGCGAACCCATACCCGCATTTTGCCAGCGCCCCGAGGATGGCGCCAAAGTCGCGCCCCGCTCCCGACGACAACAGACCGGGGACGTTTTCGAAGACAACCCAGCGGGGTCGAATTCGGCCAATAAGGCCGAGGGCGACAAAGGCCAGGTTGCCACGCGGGTCATCCAGGCCTTGGCGCTTGCCGGCGACCGAGAACGATTGGCAGGGCGAGCCGAAGACGACGAGGTCGACCGGCTCAATGGCGGCAGGTTTGATTTTTCTGACATCACCAAGGTTGAGAAGGTGGGGAAAGCGCTCGGCCAGCACGGCTGACGCGAACGGGTCGATTTCGGCGCACCAGCGCCAGTCGATCTTGGGTGCTGCGGCTTCGGGCGCGCCGATGCCGCTGAACAACGTGCCGCCGGTGAGCTTGTGCAATTATCCCACTCGTTAAGGTTGTTTCCCAGTGGACGGAGACGAAATTTTTTCGTATCGTGCGCGGTACAGAAACCGGAGCACACCGATGAAAAGCGAGGGGGGCGGCAGCGTTTTTTTCGGGAGGTCTTCAATGGCTCTTCGCAACGACCCGACCCGCAAGGGTCAACTCGCCGCTCCCAAGCGGCTCTTTGGCGAGTACCACCGCTATGCGGTGGCGCCGGTTCACACGCGCTTCGGCGCGGTCGAGTGGATCGTGTGGGACGCCCACACCTGGGACGCCCACGGCGTCAACCCGGCCGTCATTCGGCAGGCCTCAACCGAGGCCGAAGCCGTTGCCGGCCTCGACGACATCATGCGTGTGATCGCGCCGAACCTGACGCTGGTCAGCCGCATTGGCATTGACAGCGCCCTGAATACCTAAAGACCGAACGGCCGCCCGGGGATCCCTAAGCGGCCGTTCAAAGTCCTCGGACCTTGAGGCGAAGCCGAGGGCGCCTTGATCTCCCGTTCCAAAGGAAATCGCCGCAGCCTACCCCTTCCCCCTTCACACGAGCAATCGCTATGAACGATATCCTCGACGACATCCTTACCAGCACCAGAAAGCTGCACCGCCTGCTGAGCTACGCCGATGCGCTCACGCACGGCATCCGGCGCATGGGGCACATCGACCCTTCCCCCTTCACAAGAGCAATCGCTATGAACGATATCCTCGACGACATCCTTACCAGCACCAGAAAGCTGCACCGCCTGCTGAGCTACGCCGATGCGCTCACGCACGGCATCCGGCGCATGGGGCACATCGAGGTCGACGGCCTGCGCTTTGAGCGGCAGGGCCACGAGCTGAATGCCGATGGCCGGCACACGCTGACCTATGAGCTCGCCGGCACCGGCAAGCTCTATCATGTGACGATCGAGCCGGTGGCGGAGACGCACCGATGAACGAGAACACATCGCTCAGCTGGTCGTGGCTCCGCGGCTATCGCTTCGAGGCGATCACGGTGCTGGTGGTCGTCATGTGTGTGGCGGCCGGCGGAGCCGGCGCCATCGGCACACTCGTCTACAGCCTATTCGAGCCGATCAACCACCTGCTCGGCCAAGTGCTTCCCTAACGCATTCCCGTTCCACGAGGAGACCTCAATGGCAACCGAAACCAATCCCTATCCCGACACCCGTCCCTACCGGAGCTTTGCGGAGATCGCTGCCGACGTCGAGAAAAAATACCAGGAGGCGCACGACCCAAAGCGCGCCGCAGCATCAGAAGACAGCATCATCCAGGGCGCCTGGTTCACAGCCTTCCTCGTCCCGGTCGTCGGTTTTGTGCTCGGCGCGATCCTGACGACCCGGCAGCGTGAAATGCACGGGATCTGGGCCATGGTCGTATCCACGGTCATGGCGCTGGTGTGGGGGCTCGTGCTCCGCGCTGTGCTGTGACGAAACCGCGCGCCGGCGGTTCCCGGCGCAACTCCCGTTCCACAGGAGCAACCCATGAAGCTGATGAAACTGTTGAGGTACGCGACGATTGCGACAGCGCTCGCTCTGTCGGCGTGTGACACCGTTGATCTCAATGGTCTCGCCGACGTCGCCGACGGCCTGCTGCTGCTCGACGCCGCGATGCAACCCTCGAGACCGACCCGGACGTTCTGTCAGGGGTATGGAGTCAACCCACAGGGAGTGGTCTCGTATTCCTGTTGGTAGTATAGTTAACCGAGCGCCGGCGGCTCATCCGGCGCAACTCCCGTTCCACAGGACCAGCAATGAGCAATTTCCGAACGTTACGCGAGATCGTCTATGACGTGCTCGATGACGGCCGCCACAACGGCGACTTCCCGTTCGAGCGTGCCGCGGTCGACATCGCTCGCCTCAAAGAGGCGCTTGAGGAGCGGATCGAGTATCCGGTCCCGGGCGACTGGTTCGACCTCGACGAGCTCGCCGACATGGTCGACGACTGGTTCGACTCGCGGAGCGTCGCATGCATGATGCGCAACTGAAGGACAGTTTTTGCGGCAGTGGCCAGAGGGGCCACAGGTGACACCGACCGGCTGCGCGCCGAAACCGGCACTCTGGCAGCTGCGATTAGAGTAGCCCCGAGGGATGGCGGCAGCATGAGCAAGGTCGTCGAGGGCGAGCTCTACGAGATGGTCAACATCTATCCGGCGGACAGCGGCCTGCCGATGACCGTGTGGGCCGGACCCCGCGGCAATGCTCGGCACGATGTTCGGGTCAAGGTCAACATGGCGCACGGCAATCGGATGTCGATCGCCAACACCGCAATCGTCGCGGTTCGTCCGGTGCCGCGCCTGATCGCCGGCCGGTTGTCCGCGGCTGATCTGCAAGCGGTCAGTGACTGGTTGCGGCTCAACGAAGCGGCGCTCGTGGCGCATTGGGACGGCCAGATTTCCGGTGTCGAGCTCGGCCGGCGACTGCAGCGCCGGCTATGAACGACTTGTTCTGGTCTTTCCTGCGTGGCCACCGCTTTTGTTGTTTCGCGTCGCGACGAAGATCGGCGGTGTCGGATGAGAGCCATGAGATATCACGTTTACCCGATCGCCAATGCCTATGAAACGCTGCGGAGGAGCGCGCAATGAGCGAAGCCGAGGACCTGACGCTGATGACCAACCTCTACCCGCGCACCACCGGGCTGCCGATGGTCGTGTGGGTCGGCCCCAGCTATGGCGCGCCGCATGATGCGCGGATCAAGGTGATGCAAGTGCACGGCACCCGCATGGATCCGGGCAACCTCGCCGTCGTGGCACTCAGGCCGTTGCCGCATGTCGTCGCCGGCCGCCTGACCGCCGGCGATATGCAAGCGGTCGACCGATGGATCACGCTCAACGAGACGGCGATCATCGACCACTGGAACGGATTGACAGACGGCGCTGAGCTCGCTCGGCAGTTGCGGCGGCTGCCATGATGAGTGAACGAATGAGCGACATCGCGCAATTCAGCGCCCTGGCTGCCCTGATCATCGGCGGCTTTGGGCTGTTCGCGTTTATGTTCACGCGCCTAGAAAAGCGCATGGATCGTTTCGAAGAGAAACTCGACAGACTTCATCTAACGGACTTGCCGCAGTTGCGTCGCGATCTTGCCGAGGAATTTCGCGCGCAACGCGCCGAGGTTGCCGCGCAAGTGTCGGCGATCGCCAATGCGATCAACGCGGCACGGCGGCAGTGATGAGGAGACTGCCGAATGACTGATCGCCTCACTCTCGCGCATGCGCTGGAGCAAGGTGGTATCGCTCGCGACGCGGCGGAAAGCATCGCGACCGAGATCTATGACGCAATCCGCACAAACGTCGCGACCAAGACCGACATCGCCGCGCTGCAGGCCGACCTCGCGGCTCTCGAAAATCGGATGCTGTGGCGGCTCGGGCGAATGATTGCGGTCGCCACCACCGGCTTGATCATCGCAGCGACCGCGACGGCAACCGGCGTTATCCTTCACTATCTGCCTCACGCGTAAGATGAGCGGCGAACGCGAACCGGTCACGCTGGACGACGTGGCACGTCAGTTGGATGGGGTGCTGGCGGAGCTCTTCAGAGTGCTCTACAGCATACGCAATGACGTGAAGGCGCTCACGACCATCGTCCAGGATGTGGCTGCTCGCGAAGCGCAACTGATGGCCGAGATGCGCGCGCTCGACAGCCAAGTAGCTAGTCACGAGGAGCGGCTCAGCCGCCTCGAGGGGCTGGCGCCCAGCACTTCCGAGGAGACGACCAAGAGGTCGGCATGAGTTGGCCAATCGGGGGATAACAAATGGCCCACTA